GTAACTCCATCATTATATACTGTGCCACCTGTACCTGTTGTTGATTGTATTCTAAATGGGTGGGAACCACCAGCATTGTTAATAAAGTAATAAGTTTGACCTTTTTTCAAATGTAAATCAGGATTATCACCACTCGTACTTGCAAAACCAGCTCCTGTAAATAAGAAACCAGTTCCCGATTCAGTAACCAATAATTGAGAAATTGGTGTTTGTGCTTGTGCCCAAATTGTACCATTGTAAGATAATGTGTCACCTGCTACTGGTGATGAAATTGGTGTTCCAGATGGCAAAATACTAGTACTTTCTGTTAGTACTTCAATGTAACCTGTAGCAGTTGCAAAATATGGTTTACCTGTATCTTCATCTAAAGCAGGAGTACCTGTATAGGTGGAATAAAGTGGAAAACTAGCAAAATCTGAATGATTGAATCTTATAGCTGAATTTTCAGCAGTAGTTACAAATTGAGCAAAACCAGTAATTGATAATCCACTTACTGTCGTAGCAGCAGAACCTAACGCAACATTTGTATAACCTATTGTTACATAATCATTTGCTAATTGTGTATTTAAAATGTTAGCATTAGCGTCTAGGTCTGTACCTGTAATTCCAGTAATTGCAATTGATAGTGTATCTCCAGTTACCGTTGTTTCAATTCCACTTCCACCTATAATTCCTAAAGTTTCACCTAACCCAACTTGTGCAATAGTTGAAGAGCTGTCAGCAAAAGATATTGGTTGAAATGTATTTGTAGGTGCTGTTAAATTTTTATTTGTAAATACTTCTGTACCTGCTAATGTAGAAACAGATGAACCTGCTTTTTCTATTGTATTATCTGCTAAATCAATTGTTTTGTTTGTAAGAGTAGTAGTAGATGTGGCTGTAACAACTGTAGCGTCAACAGAAAGAGTTAAATCATTACCAACTAAATTTTCGCCAATACCAGTACCACCTATTACATTACGGAATAGAGCAGTGTTTATAGTACTACCGTCACCTATAGCTGTATAAATTTCATCAAAATTATCATTGATTATATCTCCACCCTCACGCAAATTAGTACCTGTGCCGTCATTTGCTATTGTTCCTATTAAAATTGATTGTTTAGCCATTTGTTCCTTTAAATTACTTTACTATTTATAAAGATTATGTTGAAGCATTATCAAAAGTTGTTGAAGTAGAACTAAATTCCATTATTGTATTACTAAATAAACTTCTAGCATATGTAATATATGATGGCATAGTAAAATTCATCTTAACAGTCCTACCATCTATATTGGAAGTCATTAAGAAAATTCCAGGTCTTCCATTTAAACTAGAATTTGTCCCAAATACTGTTAAATTTTCTAACGTTTGAAATGTAATTCCGTGACCAGCAGCTGAGGCACCAAATATAGTATTTGCCCATTTATTAAGACTGTTCCACCTAGGACCTGCGTATGCGTATCCTCGTTTAACAAAAACACCATCAATATATGACCTCTTTCTACTTGTATAACCTATTGAAAGACCTGGTCTTGTTAATGTAACTTCTCTTTGATTAGCAGCAAAATGTTCAATTGAATCTTCTGGAGCATATATTGTTCCACCTTCGTGAGCATTTGCTCTTAAAGTTGTTCCATCATCTACTGTTCCTAATCTTCTTCCAAAGATTGTAGAGAATAGAGTATTAAGAATTGCATATATTGGAATTTCAATTTCTCTACCAGAAATAGCACCAACAATTGGTAATCTTCCTCTAGCGTCTAGTTGTGAAGCAATATCTACTTGACCAGTAAAATAAAATCCTGCTGTGTGCATTGTCTTTTTAAATGCATCCCGCCATACTGAAATTGAACGAGCAACTTTTAATACATAAGAAAAATCTTGATAATATTTACTATCTTGTACTCTCATTGTTGTTTCAGAAAGCTTACCATCTTCATTAATAAATTTACCATCTGTATCTGAAACTGAAACAACATTAATTGAAGCAATAGTAGCGTCAATTTTTTTAATAATTCCTGTACTACCTAATTGTGATGTTACTGTATCACCAATAGCAAAAGTACCAGTAACATTTTTAATTCTTAATAATCCTTTATCATTATCAAACCTATCTGTTAATCCATTTCCACCACTAGAACTAGTAACAGTATTATTTGGTACAAATGATCCTGTAATACCTGTCATAACACAACTATTATAAAATCCTAATTGTGGAGGTGTAGGCGCTAATTCATATTTCTTTCCTAATTCAATTGTTTTTAATGCTGTAATTCTACCAATTTTATCTCCCCACGCTTTTACAGTTGCTGATGAACCTGTATTTGAGGTTACAGTAACACCTGGTAATGTAGAATACCTTGAACCATTTTGTAATAAAAATATATCTTCAATTGTTCCAATACCATCACCACTTTCTTGCATAATGACATCACCAAAATATTGGTCATTTGTCATTACGCCTGTTTCTAACTTTATTTTATCTCCTGTATCATCTTCATTAATAAAACCACCATTAACAATTTTTACAAACCCTTTTGCATCCAATCCACCTGTGTCAGTATTATCAAAATTTAAAACATCTCCAACTTGATAATCTGTTCCTTTATTATCAATTACAATTTCTGTAATTCCACCTGTACCAATTTCATCAATAGCAAATACAGCACCAGTACCACCTGCAACAAGTGAAAGAATATCAGCTGTAGTATTTAATGTACCATCATTTGTAATTTCTTTTGTTCCTGGAATTCCTGTTATAGTTGCTTTAATATACCAATCGTCTGTATCAGAAGCAGTACCTTGTATTTGTTCTCCAACTAAAAATGTACCTTGAATAGAATCATTATTTAATATAAATTCAGCAACAGAATCTTCACCAATTTGATACGTTGCAACATTTTCAACAACTGCATAGGCACCACTAATAGAACCTGTAATTGTTCTTCCAATTAATTGTGTTGTTTTGCCTATATCTGGAAGTAATCTTAAAGCTTTTAATGTATCAAATTTACCATCTGATACTCTTAATATTTGTTCTCTAGGATAAAATATTTGTGACTCTTCATTAAATAATATTCTAAAAAATATTTCGTGTCCTTTATTTGTACCTTTAGAACGATAAAGAGAATTAACATTTTTAATAAGATTTCTTTTATTAACATCATTTGCTAATGTATCTGGTAATGTTGCAAGAAACTCATCTCTAAAATTTAATAAGAAATTACTAATTACATTATCTGGATCTCTAAAGCTAACTAGGTCAGCAATATTATTTACAGGATTGGGTGTATAATTATCTATTGTTGCATAAGCATTTGAAGTTCCACCTACAACTAGTTCTCCTTTTATAAATTTATTTTGAGCAGATATGAATAAACGACCAGTATTTAAATCTTCGGTTAAAATTGTTGCTATTGCATTAGATGTTTGACCTGTTATAATTTCTCCACGAGTAAATTTTCCATATTCAGTACCAGAGTAAGTTTCAAAAATAATTTTATCACCTATGTCAAGTGGTGTTCTTGCAGTACCTATAGCACTAGCATCCAAAACTAAATTGTTTGCTTGTGCTGTTTCTGTTTCTAATAAAATACCTTCTGTAGATTTAACAGAAGTTACTGATAACTCAGCAGACTCTAGTAATTGGTAATAGACTTTAAGAAATTCAGCAAACTTTGGATGTTCACTAACTACGAATTCAGGTAGTTGACTATTAAGTATTGTAGAAATTTTATCATTAAACTTTGCCATTTGTCATTAGTAGCTGGAAGTAGTTGTGTAGCCCACACCTGCCTCAGCACTTCCTCCTACAAAACTATCAGCGGTAACTGTTATATATGAATTCGCAACATCAATTTCTACAATTTGGTCTCTAACAGGAACAACATCATTAGAACTTGGTTTTACTGTTAATTGAATTATAGTTGAAGTTTTTCCTCCTATATTTGTTATACTTTCAATATTTAAAGAGTCAATTGTAATTGAACCTGCCTTATAATCAATTGTACCTTGTTTTGAATTTAAATAACTTTTTACACCACTAGCCAGATAATATAATCTTACATTACCTGCTCCATCATCATCAAAAAAACATTCGTTATCATTTCCATCTATTTTAAATCCTGTTGAACTTAATATCCCACCTGCACTTGCTAAATGTCCTTCGTGTGGATTATATAATGCATTTCTAAAATAAACATTATATTTAAACTTTGTTAAAAGTATTGGTGTTAAATTTTTTCTTATTTTAACAGTTGTTATATTTGATAAAATACTTTCATCTGTTTCATCAATTAAACCTGTAACTTTTGAAAATCTGAATACTGAATCAAACTTTTGTAAAGTAGAAGCATTATAAGCTATTAACTTATCAATAACATCTGCCTTTATAGTATCAGCAGTTTTTGCTGTTGCCTTTGCGTCATACTTAACATTTGAAGTAATTAATACGGATGTTGTTTCTGGATCTTTTATAACAGGTCTTACTGAAGCAACGTTAAAAGGTCTTAATTGAGTTACAATATCTGCTTTTGTTGTATCAGTTAATGTTGAACCTGATTTTGCTTTAATAGAAATATTTACAACACCATATTGTGGAGTTTCATCATCTTCTCCACCCCAAGCACTTACTGATAATGCATTTGGGTAAATTGATTTAACCAATGTTTCATAATCAGTTGCTGTAACTGCTCTATCTTGAGCACTATATTGTAAAGGTGCATTAAATTTTATTGATTCATTTGTTTCTCCAATTGCACCACCTGAAGAATTTGATTCAGTTGTTATAGTTACATTTGTAAATCCACCAACATTTCCTGATAATGCAAATTTTGAAGCGCCATTTGAATTTACTGTATTAGTTATAACATATTCTAATATAATAACATTACCATCTTCTAATTTTTTACCTGTTACACCATCACCAAAATAAATTTCATACTTATTACTAGAACCTTCTTGTATAAAAAATACTTTTGAATCACTTGCAACACTATTATAACCGCCTACTAAACTATAAACTGCTTGTGTCGTATCTGTATTACTATTTTGAACAGTAACTTTTAAAGTTGAAGTATCTACAAAGGCACTAGGTATAACAAATTTCTGGTCAGTATCATTTACATCATACGTGTATTTAAATGTAACCAATGTTCCTTCATAAAGAGTAACATTATTAAATTTATAAATTCCATCTACTGGTGTAATTGTTATATCTTCATTAGTTACGTATTGATAATCAACTGTTTCAACTGTAGTTGTGAAAATTGTTCCTTTCTGCATTGTAACAGATGAACCAGTTGCACCATTAATTAAAATATCAACAGAAGCTCTTGGTGCTCTAGGAGATGTAGGAGTATATCCTAACATCTTTGCTAATGAAACAATATTTTTTCTAATATCAGCACTATCCAAATACATTTCATTCATTCCCATATTAGCAATGTATGACAAATAGTGAGTGTTGTAAGATAGTACATCTAATAGAATTGATAAACCAGACCCTTCAAAATCATAGTCTTGAAATTGTGTTTGACTTTGTAAAAATGTTTTTAGATTTGCTTTGATTTTATCAAAATCTAATTCTGATACTTCTAGTTTATGTTGTGACATCTTATCTTAACCTTTGTAAAGTAATTGAAACTGATTGTGGATGTGGCACACCTATAATATTAAAATGTATTTCTATATCTAATCTATGATTATCTATAGATTCTTCAAACTCATCTCCATTTATGATAATACCAGTTAATTGGATTCTAGGTTCATTATTAATTAAACACTCTTCTATTTTTCTTTTTAAAAACACATTAGTAATTGGACTGTAATTTTCAAAAAGCAATCCTCTTATACCACAACCTAATTCAGGATGGAAAGGTCTTTCATAAAAACTTGTTTGTATTAAATTTCTAACTGCTCTTTTTATTGCTATTGCGTCTTCAACTACATTTACATCATTGGTAACTGGATGTCTACCAAAGTCTAAATCTATATCTTTAAACTTCCTAGACTGTCTAGTACTAGTACTTTTAACGTGTTTTGTATAATCGTTTAAAAAATTTTGAGTTGCCATAACTGTAATATTTATACGTTATCCACCAGCAAAAACATTATTAGAACCTTGAGTCATTTGTCCTGCGTCTGTGGAATCATCTTTTCTTGCAATAGACAATCCTACTACATTAACTGTTGAAGAACCTACATTAACAACAGCAACGTGTGGAGCGCAAGGAGGACTAGGTGGAAAAGGATGTGATACAGTTTTATCTGTTTTTCTTGCTATTAAAATACCATTTGCGAAAACCGTACTTTGAGTAGGAGTATCTAAATTACTTGTTGAGGCACAAATATGTCCTGTAGATAAACTATCACCTTTTCTACTTACTGCTGGCATTACTGTTCTTTATCTCCATCTCCGTAAACTTCTCTTTCCATTCTCATTATAAATCTGTAAAATTCGTCTTCGCTCATTTTATCTCTACTTTCCCACCTACTAATTCCAACTCTTTAGTTATTTTATCTGCTTCTTCTTTTTCTAGGTCTTCTTTAATTACAGAAGGAGTATCTTCTACAAAATTCTTTGCTTCCAACAACCCCATTTCTTTAAATTGTCTAATTTTTTGAATAACTGGTATTTTTTTACCAACTTCAAACCCTATTAAAATAACTTTACTTAATTTTACTTCTATTTCTTCAACAATAGGTGCAGGTGCTGAAGTTAATGCCGCTAAATTTAAATTCCAAGCCTTTTCCAATTTTTTAGATAATTCTCCAGCTTCAATAACTGTTAATTTACCTAATTGCTCTACTAAACCATCAATTACACTTGCCATCTTTAAAACTCCTATTTTGTAAGTTACCTTTTTTGTTA